TGATAGATCTATTAGAGATTACTGCGACAAGATATGGGGGATATCTAGTTTATGAATTTAGTAGATAACGATAATCCTATTTGGACTGCTACAACTAATGCTAATGGTCTTAGTATACCACCATTAAATCCACCAAAGGGAGCAACTGCTCCTTTTGTTTATGCATCTAATGTTTTTACTGAAGATCAATTAGATAGTATTGAAAGTATGGTTGATATGAACAATGGTACTCGATTTAATGATTGGCAGAAAAAATCATGGACAACTGATATTGTATATAATGAAGATAGTCAATGGTTATTCTGTCAGTTAGCAAAAACTGTTCATCAATTAAACACTGAATATTATAGGTTTAATATAACTCAACTTGATGAGATTATTCAGTATGCCATCTATGATGTTGGTTCAGAATATAATTGGCATACTGATTATACCAGTTGCCCTACCCCTGCTAGAAAATTTACAGTAGTAGTTCAGTTGAGTGATCCTGATGATTATGAAGGTGGTGAGTTTGAATTATTCCCAGATATAAAGGTTCCTAAACAACGTGGTCTCATACACATCTTCCCACCGTACTGGCATCATAGGGTAAATACCGTACAAAAAGGTAGTAGAAAAGTTTTAATTACTTGGGTTTGGGGTCCACCATTCGTTTAACCGAATAAAAACTTATGGTTATCCGATTGTATCTTTTCAGGGTCTGTGTTTAAATAGTAGTGTCGCCGTAAGGGACACAAAATCAAACACTCGCTTTTAAAGGAGAACTATCATGACTAACTTAGCAAGATTTCATGCTGCAAACCTTCCAGATTTAATGGAGAGGATTACCCGTAACAGCATAGGAATGGATGACTATCTCAATCAATTCTGGGAGAGCACAACCACATCGAATAATTATCCCCCATATAATCTTATACAAATAAATAATGTCGAATCACGATTGGAAATCGCACTTGCGGGGTTTAAGAAAGATGAGCTCAAAGTCTTCACGGAGTTTGGAAAACTATATGTGGAAGGCAAGAAGGAAGACTCAGAAACAGTTGAAACTTTTGTCCATAAAGGATTGGCCAAGCGGTCTTTCACTAGGGTCTGGACGATCACAGATGATACCGAGATACGAGACGTACAATTCAGAGACGGATTACTGGTCGTAGAACTAGGTAAAATTGTTCCTGATCATCATGCTCGGAAAGATTATCTATAAATAAAACTGAATATCTTCGCCGCAATGGGGTGTACTGGCAAAATCCAGTTGACACCCCTTTTTATTGGCAGTATAATACCAACATAAGATAACCTATTATGGCAAATAAACTAGCAGTAATAAAAACTGGTGAGCAGATTATTACCAAGGTAGAGGAGATGATCTTAGAAGATAAGGTTGTTGGATACTTCTTTATCAAACCATGTGTAGTAAATACATCAGAACCTATCGTAAATAAAGAAAGTGGTGGTGCTTCTTTTGATATTAAATTAGCACCTTGGATTCCCTTAGGTAAAGGAACTAGATTCCCAGTACCTTTAGATTGGATCGTTACTTTTATTGATCCAGTTGATGAACTAGCATCAATGTATATGAATGATGTTCTAAAGGAAAAAGAAGACTCTCAAGAAAAAACAATTGTAATCCCTGAAGAGGATAGTTAAATGGCAGATGAACTTAAACCACAATTAATTGTATTCCATACTGGAGGTACAGTAGTTGCTGAAATTGAAGAAGTCGGAGCAGACATAGGAGAACCTGATTGTAAATTAATCAATCCTTATAATATTGTTCCTCAACAAAATGGTAATGCTACCTTGCAACCTTGGATGGGTGAACTAACAAATCAGAAAGAATTTATGATTAGTTCTGATAAGATCTTGACTATATGTGAACCACTTGGTAAAATAAAAGACACATATGAAAGTCTGAACTCGTAATGAGGTTCTATACGAACGTTCAAATGGTTGGGGATAACTTCCTTGTTCGTGGTTATGAAGATGGTAAACACTTCGCAACCCGTGAGAAGTTTTACCCAACCCTTTTTGTTGAATCACCTAAAAAGAAAACCCATTATAGAACTTTGGATGGTAAGCAGGTAGCACCTGTTAAACCTGGAACTGTTCGTGAGACAAGAGAGTTTATAAAGAAGTACGAACCTGTACCAGGTTTTGATGTATATGGTAATGAGAGATTTATTTACCAGTACATATCTGAGAAGTATCCTGCTGATGAACTGAAGTTTGATATTAGTAAAATTAAATTAGTAACTATTGATATTGAGGTTAAATCTGAGCAAGGATTCCCTGATGTAGAATCTGCTGCTGAAGAGATACTTCTTATATCAATTCAGGACTATGCTACCAAAGAGATTATTACTTGGGGTAATGGTCCGTTTAAGGCACATCAAGATAATCTATATTACAAGCAATTTAATAATGAGTATGATCTTCTAAATGATTTTATCAATTGGTGGATGATTGAGGAGAATACTCCAGAAGTTATTACAGGATGGAATAGTAAACTATATGATATTCCATATATTGTTCGTAGGATAGATCGTATTTTAGGTGAGAAACTTAAGAAGAGATTATCACCTTGGGGATTGGTAACTGAAGATGAGGTCTTCATTGCTGGTAGAAAACAGATTGCTTATGATATTGGTGGTGTATCTCAGTTAGACTATCTTGATCTTTATAAGAAGTTTACTTATAAAGCACAAGAGTCTTATAGATTGGATTATATTGCTAGTGTAGAATTAGGACAGAAGAAGTTAGATCATAGTGAGTTCGACACATTTAAAGATTTCTACACACAAGGGTGGAAAAAATTCGTAGAGTATAATATAATTGACGTAGAACTTGTTGACCGTTTGGAAAGCAAGATGAAGTTGATTGAACTCGCACTCACTATGGCATATGAAGCCAAGGTGAATTACGAAGATGTATTTTATCAAGTTCGTATGTGGGATACAATCATATATAACTATCTAAAGAAGAGGGGTATAGTAATCCCTCCAAAAATAAAAACTGATAAGGACGCAAAGTACGCAGGAGCTTATGTCAAGGAACCAAAAGCGGGACGCTATGATTGGGTGGTCAATTTTGACCTTAATAGCCTGTATCCTCATCTTATTATGCAGTACAATATCTCACCAGAGACCCTCAGGGAGACTAGACATCCCAGCTCGAGCGTTGAACGGATTCTGAATAAAGAATGTCAGTTTGATGGAGACTATGCTGTATGTGCTAATGGAGCACAGTACAGGAAGGATGTGAGAGGGTTCCTACCAGAACTCATGGATAAGATGTATGGAGATCGTGTGATCTTCAAAAAGAAGATGATTGAGGCAAAGAAAAAGTATGAGAAGACCCCCACTAAGGCACTGGAAAAAGAAATTGCAAGATGCAACAACATCCAAATGGCGAAAAAGATCTCTCTTAATTCTGCTTATGGTGCTATCGGCAATCAGTACTTCAGGTATTTTAAACTAGCAAATGCTGAGGCAATTACTTTGTCTGGGCAAGTCTCTATTCGATGGATAGAGAATAAGATGAATGCCTATATGAATAAACTTTTGAAAACACAGGAGATTGATTATGTTATTGCTTCAGATACTGATTCCATTTATCTTAATATGGGTGATTTGGTTGAGACTGTATACAAGGGCAGAGAGAAGACTAATGAGGTCGTTGTTGGGTTCCTTGACAAGGTGTGTGAAACTAAACTTGAGCCTTATATTGAGAGTGCTTACCAAGAATTGGCCGACTACGTAAATGCCTATGATCAGAAAATGTTCATGAAGAGGGAGAACATTGCTGAACGTGGTATATGGACTGCAAAGAAAAGATATATTTTGAATGTATGGGATAGTGAGGGTGTTCGATACGAAGAACCTAAACTAAAAATGATGGGTATTGAAGCAGTTAAATCTTCTACACCTGCACCATGTCGTCAGTTAATTAAGGAAGCACTTAAACTTATAATGAATGGTACAGAAGATGATGTAATTGATTTTATTGAAAAGTCTCGTAAGGATTTTAAAAATCTTCCACCAGAAGATATCTCGTTTCCAAGATCTGCGAGTAATGTTGAGAAGTATAATGCAGTAAATTCCATCTATGCAAAGGGAACTCCTATACATATACGGGGGTCTTTACTGTTTAACTATTATGTTAAGAAGCATAAGTTAGATAAAAAGTACTCACTCATCGGTAACGGTGAGAAGGTTAAATTTTG